ATGAACACATGGACGACCCACCGCACGTCTTCAACATCTCCACCATGGACCTTGAAGGAGAAACCCACACAAGCCAAATCGAAGGCTGGATCACAGGCGGAGGGCTCTGCGTCCACCACAGCCTCATGGCATCAGGCTCCGAATCCGACCCCGTCAGCTACTCACCCAACAGGTACACCGTCTCCCACCTACACACAGGGCTCTGCATCATCCCCCAAATCGACAACCTCGACAGAGCACTCGAACTCGCCGTCGAAGCAGCCACCTTCACCAACTGGAACCGCTCAGCCACCGACATCAACAACACAGCATTCGACTGGGCACACAAAATCCACGAAATGCAAGTCTTCCACGGAGCAGTAACAAGCGGACCCACCAGAGCCACCGACGAACAACTCGACACCAACATCAACCCCGGACACTGACATGGCCCAAACCCGCTGCCAAGCCCTCACCACCAAAGGCACCCGCTGCAAACGCACCTCACTCCCAGGCAGCGACCAATGCAAAGCACACAAAGACCAACGGCGACAAGCCATAGACGGACAACCAGGCACAGACATCATCCGCCAACACCACCACGAAGACCAAGCATGGGGAATGATCCTGCGGGGAGCGAACTTTTCGCAGGTCGCACGCACCCTCGTAGACGACGACGGCACCCAGATCTACGCCAACGCCACCTCCGTACGGCGTGCTTCGGAGCGAGCCCACATCCGGCATGGCAACCCGAAAGAGTCCCAGTACCACCGGGACAAGCAGGACTCGATCTTGAACACCCAACTCGCCGGACACCTCCGTGAGATGGGCACGATCGAGGACATGGCGACCCGCATCGAGGAGATCCGACTGTTGGCCGGGGTGACTGACGAGCCAGATGAGAGGATGCGTCTCCATGCTCAGGCGGAGAACATGGAGGAGTCTCGACACACTCGACGTCTGCAGGTGTCGATCGAGATCCGCAGGGTGGTCGAGTCGCTGGGCCGGGTGTGGGGCACAACGACACACAGGCAGGAGCCCGAGGTCTCTGTCCTCCAGTCGGCTCCTGTGGACATGCTGCGTCTCACCCCCGACGAGCGGCGCATGGTCCTCAAAGCGATCTCGGAGGACGCTCTGAGGCGGGCTCACGCCATCCCAGCGGTGACGACGGATGGATGACGGAGCGAAGTGGCGCCAGATCGAGAAGTGGGTCGCTGACCTAGACGCCGCCGCTTACGCCGAGGTAGCTGAATCTGTCGGTGCCCGCGATGGTAAACAAGGCTGGGACCCGCGACCTGAGCAGACCCTCCGCAACTCGGACGTCGACTGGTTCGTCTGGTTCCTACGTGCAGGACGTGGCTCAGGGAAGACACGCTCAGCGGCCGAGTGGGTACGTGAGGAGATCGAAGAGTTCGGACCCATCCGTGTCGCCCTCGTAGCGCAGACGTTCGCTGATGGCCGTGACGTCATGGTCGAAGGCGAGTCAGGGCTGCTGGCCGTGCTCCCCGAACGGCTCATGCCATTCGGCAAGGACTTCCACTGGAACCGCTCCATCGGTGAACTGAAGCTCGGAGACGGCTCATACCTGAAGGTCCACACCTCAGAGAAACCGGGCGGTCTGCGAGGCCCCCAGTGGAATCGTGCCTGGGCCGATGAGATAGCGGAGTTCAAGGACGCCGACCTGGGACTCCAGGCGGACACAACCTGGTTCAACCTCGTGGCCGGGCTTCGCCTTGAAGGCGCCAAGGTGATGATCACAGGGACACCGAAACCTGTAGCGCTGGTGAAGGCCATCGTCGAACGCTGCGCTTCCCAGCCGACATGGATCGAAACCCGCATGTCGACGGTAGACAACCTCGTGAATCTGTCAGCCGTCTTCAAGGCTGAAGTGGTCGACATGTACGAGGGCACACGCCTCGGCCGTCAGGAACTAGAAGGCGAGCTGCTCGAAGGCCTCGGTGACTTCTTCGACACGTCGCTGCTGGTACCGGCACATACGATCCCGAAGGGCCGCAGGTTCCGTGCCCGCTGCTGGGACCTGGCCTCGACCGAGAAGACCCAGGACAACCCTGACCCTGACTGGACTGTTGGCACACTCGTCTCAGTGGACCCGGTGAAACGCCTGTACTGCATCGAGCATGTCGCTCGGTTCAGGGCACGCTCAGGTGCACGCAACGACCGCATCCTCGCTACAGCCCTCCGAGACAACCTCGCATACCATGGCGGTGTGAAGGTGTTCGTCGAGCAGGAAGGCGGCTCCGGCGGGAAAGCCCAGATCGAGGAGATAGCGAGACACCTCGACGGTGTGACCCGTGTCACCGGCGCCAGGCCGACAGGCAAGAAAGCCGATCGTGCCCAACCGGTCGCAGGGTCAATCGAGCAGGGCCGTGTGTCTGTCCTGATGCCAACCCTCACCGACGAGGCCGACCCGACGTCAGGTTTGGAGTGGGACTTCCAGGCGATGACGTCTGAGCTGACTGAGTTCAGGGAGGACGAGAAACACGCACATGATGACATCGTCGACACGTTGTCGTGTTTCTGGGCGAACTCACCGAAGCGGCCACCACCGGACTACAGCATCGCTCCGATCTCGATCACAAAGTAGAGACACACCCCTCGACTATGGTGTGCATTGGGCGATGGAGCTGCGGCTCGGGTTGTCCCTCACAACGATCCGATGACCCTCACCTCACCTCACCTGAGGGAAGCCGGGGAGTGTAAATCTGAGAGCCTCGGATCAGGTCCCACCGCCTGGACGGGGCTCTCGGTATTTGGTGAAACACCGGTCGGCTATGTTGGGATGTGTGCCGTCCCGATGGCGGCACTTGTGACATAGACATCGTCTGCAGAGATGCAGGCAACTCGATGTCATCAACTCAAGGAAACGAATGTCGTCCCCTCGGCCGGTTGTTACCCGACTGAGGGGACGACTCCCTTGGAGAGCAACACATGATCGACATTCTGATAGCGGTCTTCTGCCTGGTCCTGTTCCACTATCTCGGGTACCGGTTCGGACTCAAGTGCGGCATCTTTTACGGAATGAACATGACGCCGCAGCAACGCATTGACTACATCAAGCATGAGACAGGGGGTATCGAATGAGCACCAAACAAGACGTCCTAGATGTGCTGGCCAAGGTGACTGACAGGCTCAACCTGCTGGGTGTCGTGGTCAGCGATCTGGAAGAGGGGTTGCGTCCAGCGCTCGACGACGCCGAGGCACGCAACATCGTGCCTGTCACGATGTTGCGGGTGTCGGCGTGCATCCAGGAACTGACCGAAGTTTGTGACACTGCTACGGCAGCGATCCGATGAGCAGCGACGTCGTCGATGTGTGGGTGACACGAGCGAAGATCTACGAGCAGTGGATCGACGAACAGGAGAATCTGATCGAGTGGCTACGTGAACAAATCCCGGCCCAGACGAACCCGATGGTGATCGGGATGCTGAAACGGAACCTGCGAGCTGAACACAAAGGGCTGGACACATATCGGGAACATCTGAAAGCAGCGAAACGAAAAGCCAAACCATGAGCGCCACCATGAATGAGATGTTCCCCGCCACCCCGCCGCCGCGCTGCGAAACATGCGGACGGGACCTGATCAACGGGGTGTGCGTCATGCATCGCGTCAGGAAAGCGCCCGACTTCCAAGGACTCATCCGAGAACTCATACACCGCGGCCGAGCACTAATCGACGATGCCGAGTTCGAACGCCTGGCGATTGAGCTGGAGCAAGCCATCTCCCTGACTGCCCAGGTGGAGCATCGTCGCCCCGACCCGTGGACATCGAAGGAGGCCGCCCGCCGCACAACCCCCACCGGGGTCCGGGTGATGGAAGTGTTGAAAGCGCTACTGACGGAATCGCCCGCCTGGGTCGACGCCCCAAACCTGGCAACTGGGGAGTGCGGTGGGTCCGAAGGATTGCGGCGAGTTCGGGAACTCAGGTCCGACTATGGGTGGCCGGTGGAGCGCCGCCAGCACCCGACCCGTTCGCAGCTTTGGCAGTACCGATTACCGGCGGGGGCCGGGACCATGACCGGTTTCTAACGCTGGGTCCACCAGTCCGACCGAGGACCGACGTAAGCAGCTTCTCATTGCTGCGGCGTTGTGTGCTGCTGAGATCGACCGTCTACACAGAGAGGCTCACCGCTGATGTCACGAGGCCACGACAAGAGACCCCACCCGAGACCCGGAAGCTGGGTCGAGGACGGAGACTGCCGAGGCATGGAGACCTCGATCTTTTTCCCTGAGCGAGGCAAGAAATCGGAGACAGCCAAAGCCATCTGCGATGAGTGCCCAGTCCGGGAACCATGCGGCGAATACGGAGTGACAGCACCGGAGAAGTTCGGGATCTGGGGTGGGCTCTCAGAGCGGCAACGCCGAATCATCCGACGAGGACGATGAGCCGAAGCATCGACGTGGCCGACACCAGGTAGACCCCGTCGCTGGATATCAGCGGTACTCTCCAGGGGATGCCCACAGATCCAGAGTCCTACGGCGGGGCGTTCGCCGAACTCGGTGTGTCAGGCCTCTCCCACAACAGGGGCACCATCACCGAAGAGTGGCACAAGGAACTACAGGGCAGAGCCGGTGCGGCAGTCCTGCGGACCATGCTCGACAATGACGCCACTGTCGGGGCGATCCTCGCAGCAATCGAGATGACGTTGCGTGCAGTGTCATGGTCGGTGACACCAGGTGGCGAAGGCACCCCCGACGATCAGGCACGAGCCGAGTTCCTCGAAGAAAACATGAACGACATGTCGATGTCCTGGGACGACTTCGTGACCGAGGCCCTGTCCAAGGTCGGGTTCGGTTGGGCGTTCTTCGAAACGGTCTACAAGAAACGTGAAGGCACCGCCGGGGCATCCCGATCGAAGCACTCCGATGGGATGATTGGCTGGCGCAAGTTCTCGCTCCGAGCACAGGACACATTGGACCGTTGGGAGATCGACGAGCACGGTGGCATTCTCGGCATGTGGCAAAGGACCGGCAACTTCAACGAGGCCGTGTTCATCCCAATGTCGAAGTCGGTCCTGTACCGGACGTCGATCCGTAAGAACAACCCTGAGGGCCGCTCAGTCCTCCGTAACGCTTACACGTCGTGGTACCGCAAGGACCGTGTCGAGGAACTCGAACTGATCGGCATTGAACGTGACCTAGTGGGTGTCCCGATGGTGAAGCTCCCCCCGGAGCTGATCAAGTCCACCAACGGCGACGACCAGGCAGCGGTCCTTGAATGGAAACAGATCGTCTCTAACTTGGTGGTGAACTCTCAGCAAGGGATCGTCGCCCCGTTCTTCCGTGATCCCGAGACAGGCAACGAAACATTCAGCTTGGAGCTACTGAAGTCACCGGGCGCAAAGATGATCGACACACGAGCGGTCGTCATGTCATACAAGCAGGACATGGCGATCTCGACGTTGCAGGACGTGGTCCTGTTGGGTCACGAGAATGTCGGGTCGTTGGCGTTGGCAGGTACCAAGAAAGCTGTCGCAGAGAACGCTATGCGTGCCCTTGTCGAAGAGATCGGGGCGACCCTCAACGCACACGAGGTGCCTCGCCTGTTCCGCCTCAACGGCATGTCCACCGAGGATCTCCCCAAGATCACTATCGGCGAGATCGGCGACCGAGACATGGAGAAGATGGCTTCGGTGATCGCTGCGACGGCGACCGCTGGGATGGGCTGGTTCCCGAACCACGAGATGGAGAACTCGCTGCGTACGATGCTCGGCTTCGATGCTGTCGCTGAAACAGCAGACGATGAGGAACCGTTCGAGGCAACTAAGCCACCACCGGTTGATACCCCGTTAGGCGACGATGAGAGGCAAGACGAAGAAGACCCGGATGTGGAGTGACGGTGGGTTGGACGACACGAGTCGCCAAACATGTCCAGCTCGCCGATGAGGTAGCAGAACGAGAAGGCCCTGAGGTCGTAGCGATCCATGAGGCCGCTGACAAGTCGATCCCGACGATGGTCCGCTGGATCACCGGAGCACAAGCCGACCTGAAAGCGTTCATCACCCCTGAGCTGTTCCGGGACGCCTGGAAGTCGGGTGACCCTCGCAGGTTTGTGTTGGCTGCGTTCGAGGCCGTCGAGGACGAGCTGCTACCGGTCCCTCAGACGACGTTCACGAAGGGCTACTCGATACTCAAAGCAGATGGACAAGGAGACCATCTGACGGACATCCATCTGAACATCATGGACACAGCCTCAGTGGACCTGTCTCCCCGTCTCGACATCACTGACCCTCACACTGTGAACGCTGCACGAAAGAACGCAGGCAGCCAGATACGGGGGATGCGCCAGTCGGCGAGAGACAACATCGGTGAGGGCATCACGAGAGGCGTGAACGGTGACATGTCCCGTAGAGAGGTCGAGCGTCTGGTCCGAAGCGAGATCGGTATGGACCGGCGACAGGCCCGAGCGCACCGCAACCTCGTCGAAGCTGGGATGCGAGCCCAAGACCGGTCGTCGTTCGAGGCCCAATCGAAACGTGACCCGATCACAGCGATGTCTCAAGGGGACCAGAAACAGTACAGCCGGGCACGCAGGTACAGGCTCCAAGGTCGCACCAAACTGAAAGAGGGAATGACCGACGAAGAGGTCTGGAGGATGGGCGACCAGTACGAGACCCGAGCGATCAAGCATCGAGCTGAGACAATCTCTCGTACCGAGACTATGCGGGCAGCGAACGGTGGCCGCATCGAGTCTGTCCGCCAAGGCCAACGAGACGGCTACATCCCCGAAGGGATGGAGAAGATTTGGGTCACAACGTACGACGACAGGACTTGCGACATATGTGCGCCTCTCGACGGTCAGACCATCTCGATCGAGGGACCGTTCAAGTCGGCGCTTCGTGGTCTCGGAAATCTCCTGCGTCCAGGTAAGACGATGGCAGCGGACTACCCGCCGATCCATTCCCGTTGCCGTTGCACTATCGCTTTCGTCCCGATCAAAGGCTCGGTGCCTGGCCTCGAACCGCAGTCGATGTGGGAGAAGCTCCTCGCCGGTATCAAGTCGGGCCTGTCGAAAGTCAAGGACGCTTTCTCGAACCTGTCGATGCCATCGATGAAGCAGCTCGGGATCGCCTACATGCTGTTCCCTGATAAGGCGATCGCTTTAGTGGTGGCAGACAAGTACTGGCCTGGAGCCAAAGACAATACGACTGCCGCCATCAACGAGTTCATGGAGACACACAAGAGTGCGCTCGACAAGATGCGTCCGTCGCATTGGGTTCAGTCCATCAAGGACGGCGGGCTCGACGGTGTCATGAAACGGGTGCAGCCACTCCTGGACGCACGAGGCAAACTGATCTCGGCTCCGTCGAGACTGATCGACAAGCTCACCGGGAAACGTCTCTCAAAGACCCAACAGAAACACCTCGATGCGATCCGTAAAGCTGCCCGTGACGGTGACGTGGTGAAGCTCGCTGAGCTGACAACCAACCTTGATGACTTGTATGAGTTCGACGAGTTCGAGCTGGACGACGACAACGAATGGCTGTTCCTGTTCATCACGAACCGGGCGAAGCGAGCGATCGGGTTCAAGGCCCTCAACATGGCGTTACGCCGAGGCGGTGTCCCAGAGATCCCAAGCAACTCCGTAGCCCTGACCAGTGCCCTGATGCGGATCGCTCGCCTCGCAGGCATACAAGCCGATTCGTTGCAGGATCTCGCCGAGCAGGCATGGGCTCTAGGCCGAGCCCGTTTCGTTAGGGAGGGGTTGCCTCGTGCTGCCCGAGCGATCGTCGATGACATGGCCGACGTCGAATACTTCCGATGGTCAGGGCTCGGCCACGTTCCCGTCAGGCCCACACTGAGGACTGCTACCACACCGCCAGGTCTCAACGACGAAGAGTTCCTTGCATGGGCGACATATGAGCTGGCAGCAGCCCAGGTACGTCTCGTGTCCACCATAGAGAACGCATTCGGCGGTTTCGATAGGCGGTTGCCTCTCGACCAGTTGCGTATCCACCACCAGATTGACCAGATCGACGACGCACTGATCCACGGCGACGCCGATGCGATCTTCGAGCTGCTATCAGGGCCGACACCGTTCGGAGAGATCGGCCCTGTCCCGCTGGTCAACCTGACCGACGACATCATGAACGAAACCGTTGACGCTCTCCTCGATTTGGGTGAACGCCGCCGGGCAGAAGAGATCTTCGCTGGGATGGTCGGAGACGTCCGAGGCCAGGCACGCCAAGCCATCAAAGACATCGACGAAGAGTTCGAACGGGTGTTCGGGGCGCTCGGTCCGAGGATGTCCCCGCCGCCACCGTCGATCACTGAACAAGTCCCAGGCGGCACCCGGCTACGTCAGGTTGATCCGGTCACCAAGGAACCCATCGCCTCAGAATGGGAGTGGTGGTTCGAGCTGACCGACAAGGAACGCCGCCAACTCAAGAACATCGGTGCGGTCGCCCGGATAGACCGAGTCGATGGTGTCCCCACAGGCCGGATCGTGGGCGCCGCCCCAGACCTCCTCGCTGAACGGGTCGCTGACCTGGTGCCCGGTGTGCGCCCAGGTGAAGAGATCGTCTGGTGGCTCGACCAGCAGCAACGCCGTGCCGACCTCGGGTCTGTGGTCCGAGGGTCACGAGGCCAGCAACGGTTACCTGCCCGCAACAACGTCGTGGATCTCATCGAAGGAGTCGACGACATAGACACCCTGGCAATCATCGGAGGCGAGTTCGATGACGACATGGCGAAAGCGATCCTGCTCAGGGAGTCCGACGCCGATGAACGTATGGCCCGAGGTTTCCTCCCACAGATAGCAGACGGCAATGTCCCACCGTGGCGACTCGACTTCGATACTTGGCTGGAGGAAGTCACCATCACCTTGGAGAAGGTCGAAGACATCCCGGTTCGTATCCCGACTGGTGGCGGTCTCCCACGATTCACTGACGAAGAAACCCGTTTCATTGACCGGCTAGAGGAGCTGCTCCCCGACCAGTTCGGTGGACATGAAACCCTCGGGACGATGGCTGACTTCCGCCAGGTCCATGACGAGATCGTGGACATGGCACGCCGAGCCAGAGAAGCGGTCGATGTCGAAGCGACCGACGAACTCCTCGACCTCCTCGCACACAAAGCGATCACAGGCGACGGTCTGACATGGGACCCGACCCGACGAGTGTTCGCCTCTGAGGGCAAGCCTGTCGCTTTCGCTGCACACGAGGGGATCTTCCTCCCACCCGCACGAGGCTGGGACGAAGAGTCGATGAGCGACGCCTTGAAGGTGTGGCTGCGACGGGACGACGTCCGAGAGAGACTCCAGGACGGTCACTCGGTAGGGGTATGGATCAACACTGACGACGCACAGCGCCGTTTGTATCTCGATGTTGTCAAGATCCACGACTCCCATGACACTGCCCGTGCGATGTCCGCCGCCGAGAACCAGATCGCCTACTTCGACCTGGATACGTTCACGTTGTATGAACGACCAACGGACTATTCGTGGCGGTACCTCGACGAGGACGGGCTGCAAGGGTTCGATCCGATCGAGATCGAGTTGGACTCGGAGTGGTTCCCGACGGCGACGATGCCACGTCTCGAAGACGGCTTCGACGATTTGCCGTACCCGTACAACCAGCCGCTGAACCCGTTCGGTCTCCCTCTCGAAGGGTCAGGCCGCACGGCAGCCAAACCGAAACCGAAAGGTAAGCCTCCAAGACATCCGATGCAGATCCTGTTGGACGACAGGTACCCGGATCTCGACATCAAGATCGACATCCCGATGGTCGGCAAGGGCACCGACCGACATGAGGGCGATGCGATCATCCTCAACATGGTCCGCCACAAAGACCCAGAGCTTCGAGGCACCGGGATCGGATCGGCGTTCATGCGTGACCTGATCGACATCGCCGACTCACAACAGCGCCGCGTGTTCCTCACTGTCGATGGGTCGATGGGCACATCGAAGACGAGGCTCACGAAGTGGTATCGGCAGTACGACTTCAAACCCAACACGGGACGCCGTGCACAGCTCGACATCAACCAGGGGATGTGGAGGGAACCCCAAGTCCGGGAGACCCGCAGGGTGGCGATGAGGGAAGCTGAGCAGACTCTGGGTGCGATCGACGAGGCGATGCTGACACTCCGCAAGCTCCACCAGGACGGCAACCCTGAAGCTGTCGCCCTCGCTCAGCAAGGCAAAGCCCACAACCCTGCGTCGCTGGGCTGGAACAACCCGACGATGACAACAGCGGACCGGGCGAAGCGAGTCAAGGCAGTCGAGAAGACTTGGGGGATAGACGCCGTCGCTGCGGGCGAGATCAGCCAAGACGCCGTGGCCACGATGTGGGAACGGGTCGACGTCGTATCTCACGAGGCATGGTATGTCACCGAAGCTGGACGGATGAGCGACTTCACTCGGATAATCAACGATGAGATCGCCGATCTCCCCTTCGGTGTTCCGTCGACGTTCGAGGGCCACGCCGCTGCCACCTCAGCGATGTCGCCTCTCCTCGACTATGGACGCAACAAACTTCTCGCTGACCGCATGGTCACCGTCATGGCCCGCAACGAACAGTTCGAGATCACCGCTGAGATGATCTCAGACTGGCTGCGTCACAAGAAGTCGGTCAGGTTCCTCCCAGGTGGCGACCTCGAAGAGTTCGTTCCGGAACCTGGCATGTGGCGACCGTCTCAGATCCACTCCAGGTTCCTGGCAGGCAAGCACCCGATCATGACTGAGGACGGCTACTCGATCATGTCGTCGGACAACCTGCAGCTAGCGATCGACGCATGGCGCTCACCTGCACCGGGCGCTCTGATGATGACCCACGGTGTGAAGCGATCCTCGTTCTACTGGAACTTCGATTCCCCATTCGACGATCGGTTCATCACCCTCGACACATGGATGTATCGCATCGTCGGCGGAGATCACCGGTTCACTGTCGGCGGTGAGAACCCGATCACAGCCACGATGGCTGAACACACAGGCGGTATATGGATCGACACACCAGGACACACTCCAGGCGATCTGGTGCGTGGTCTGACAGCGAAGGGCGAACCGAAGAAACTGTCAGCTCAGGACATCCTCCAGAAGGGTCCCAAGAACATCGACCTCGGTGTGAGTGGTGACGAGGGCGGCTACCTGTGGATGCATGAACAGTTCAAGCAGGCATGGCTGAAACTCAAAGCTGCCGACCCAGAGCTGGACGACCTGACGTTCAACGGGTTCCAGGCGATCCTGTGGGAGCAAGTCCGTATCGAGTCCGGTGAGCTGGCGACGATCATTCCGAGGACAGCGGTCATCCCTGACTTGCGTCTGCGTGCGGTGCGCCTGAAAGAGTTCGAGGCGCTCGGGGCTTTCGATGATGCTGAGGCTGCACTGAAGCGGCTCGACGATGTGTTCGATGGGACCGGCGACTTGGATCGGGCGGTCGCATCGCTCCGAGCCCAAGACAGCCCCCGCCCGGCGTTCGATGTTGATCGAGAGTTGCAGGAACAGTTCGACCGGATCGACCCTCTCACTGGGGGACCCCGTTTCGGGTCAGGCGAAGAGTTCATCGAGCCACGTCAACGTCCCCAACGATGGGATGTCGACGACGGTCTGCCAGGTGAATCACCGAACAACTTCAACGAGCAGTCATTCGGTGATGCGATGTCCGAGAGGATGAAGGCAGACGGGACAGCAGCCGAGGACGCCGCACGAGAAGCCCTCGACGAAGCGCAGGCAATGAACCGTGCCAGATCCCAGACTCACACCGCCGACGTGCGAGACGCCATAGCCACAGGGAAGATCTCTCCTGAGGACGCAGCCGTCAGATGGCCTGACCCGGCGGTGAACCGGGTTGATGGCTTCGAGTGGGAGCCGCTACCTGAGGACATGTTCCATGTCACTGCCTCGTTCGACAAGATCGAAGCTGACGGTGTGCTGCGTACCCGTCAGGAGCTGGGTGACTCGATCGAGGGCGGCACCGGCATCGGGGGCACAGCGACAGACACCATCTCGGTCACTGTGGACAGAGCCCAAGCTGAGGAGCTGTTCGACGGGCTCCATGAGGTGCGTGAGTTCATCTCCGGGGAGAGAACGGTGCTGGGGTTGAGCGACGAGCTGGACGCCGATGCGTGGGAGGTGGTGGTGCGTGAGCATGTGAAGAACACCAAGGGCACAACGACAGCGATCCTGATGGATGACACAGTCATCAGAGATTTCACCCAGCGCTACCCGATGCATGACACCGCTGAGCGCCTCGACTTCTACCGCATCTTCGCCCGTGTCCGAGAAGAGGGCGGCGGCAAGACCGACGTCATGTTCCACAACAACAACGCCGAGTTCTTCGCGAACTTGGCACCAGAGAACATCGCCATTCTGCCTCTCCGCCCGATCGTCCGAGGGGCCGACCAGGTGGGTGAGGTGATGGGACATCGGGTGTTCGGTATGGGTGAGATGAGGCTCACGACCGGCGAGATCGTCGACATCGACTTCGAAGACGTGACCCGGCTGACCCGTATGGAGCTGGACACCAAGCTCACCGTCGAACGGCTCGGCTATGACCTGCGAGACGAGACCGATGATCTGTTGGGGCTCCTCGAAGAGTTCGCCGATCTGGGTGGCGACAACCTGGGCCGTGTCCCGGTGCATGAGCTGAACGCAGCGCAGCGCAACGTATTCCGGGAGACCGAAGCTGAGGTCGAGAGGCTCCGCCGGGACATGCTCGACAGGCACTGGTTCGCTCTGAGCGGCGACACGACGAGACTCCCCCAGGAACTGTTCGATGAGCTGACGATCGCAAATCCGATGCCCACCACAGAGATGGGCCAGTCCCTCGACGACGCTCTGGTCCTCCTTCACGAGCGCCGCACTCGGATACATCTGACGCAGGAACATCGGCCGCTGTCTGAGATCCCAGGGGTCACCCATTGGTCCGATGACCCAGGGCGCATCATCTCGACCCTCGCTGAGAACAGGGTCAACCGTCAGATCGACGAACTCACTGACTCGATCATCGCTAGAGATCAGAGGATCGCGGTCGAAGCTCAGGCCCGGCGTGCAGCGATGATCGAAGACGCCGCCGATCCACCGGCGATCCATGAGGAGCTGATCGCTGCTCGGGCCGCTGACCCTGACACTGACCTCATGGAGTTCGCCGACACACTGTTCCACGCTGAACTGGACCGCGACTCCGGGACGTTCTCGGCGCAGCCTGGCCGGGTCTCATGGTTGGGCTCCAAGAACAGGGTCCACGTCTCAGGTGATGTCGTTGATGAGTTCGGCACCTCGTTCGGTGGGTTCTCCAGAACCATCCACGCTGACGGGACGATCTACAACGACCTGTTCACCCTCACCGAAGACATCCAAGGGGAAGGCATCGGCACTGGGCTGCTCCAGCAATGGGAAGTCAACTTCGGGCGTGAGGGCTACCACACGATGCGTGTCCACGCCGTGTCAGGCGAGAACATGAACGGCGGTTACACCTGGGGCCGCTACGGATACACACCTGACGATGGGACGATGGACCGACTCCTCGACGAGTTCTTCTACTTCGAGGACTTCGCTCATCGAGGCCCAGAGATGAAGGCTCTCAACCTGTTCCGAGGGGATTCGGTGAGAGTCCGACAGATGGAAGACCTCCTCGGGCTCGACGAGGATGGGCTTGACGCTCTCACCAACTCTGAGGTCGCAGCCATGTTCGCTGACCTCCACGGCGAAGACATCCAACGGGCATTCGATGAGATTCCAGGGTTCGGCGACTGGGCGAAGGACCATGCCGCCTGGAGTGGCTCGAAGAAGATCTCTATCCCCTCTCGCCCTGCTCAACGCCTCGACCCGTTCGGAGTGGACGCTGACATCCCTGGCCCTCGACCAGGTTCAGCACCGGAGTTCATCGAGCCACCGGCACGCCATGCGGAGATCAAAGAGGTAAGCGAGGTCGTTACGGTGCCGGGAGCAGAGTCCTTACTCGCCATGGCGGAGAGGCTCGGTCGTGACATCTTCGAAGTGGCAATCGAACGGAACGGCAAGACGATGCAATGGTCTGTGCATGCTGCAGACAGCGGCGGGGACCACAGAGTGATCAATGTCTTTGGTGGTCTGATTGACGAGGCTGGCACTGAGGTCGGAACGTTCCACCGCCGCCTGTTCCTCAACGGCAAGGTCCACAACGAGTCTCTATTCCTCGACGATGCGATCCAAGGCCAAGGCATCGGCACAGACGCCTTGCGGATCTGGGAGCAACGCTACGCCGACGCCGGATATCGCAGGATGACAGTCAACGCTGTCTCCGGTGGCGAACTCAACGGTGCGTACACCTGGGTCAAGTACGGGTACACCCCAGACGAGGGGGAGACAGCGAGGGTTCTCCTCCAGTTCCTGAATAGCAGGAACACCACACAGGAGTCCAGTGAACAGCTCGCCGACATGTTGGGTGTCTCCGCCTCAGACGTCAATATCGACAATTTGCGGGCCGCCGAAGAGTACGTGAAGCTGCACGGTGAGAACTTGGTTCGGCTCCTCGACGAGATCGACGAGTTCGTTCCGTTCATGAAGACCGCCAACGTCGAATGGGACGGGTCGAAGGCTCTACGTGGCCGAGCTGCCGATCCGCTGCATGCCAAGTTCACCCGTATGTTCCGACCTCGCCGATATGACGATCCGCTGTATGCCAGGTCGCCACAGGCCGCCCTGTTCGGTCCAGACATCGATCCCCAGTCCGGGCTCCTCATCCTCGATGATCCACTCCGCCGAGGGCTCGACCCGACCACAGGGCTCCCTCGCCCTGGGTCTGGGGATGAGTTCATCGAACCGACAGCAGTGCCACTCCCCATATGGCAGCTCTCCGATGACCCCAAGGTCAGGTTCCCGAAGACTGCCCTCGGAGCGGACCTGTCATCACCTGCGTTCGTGAAGAGGGATGCCTCGTCGCAGCTCAACTGGCTCCAACGGATCATGCCCGACAAGCTCGCCGAGGCGAAACGGTCAGGGCTCTACGACGCCATCGAGGAACAAGGAGCAATCGTCCCAGTCCAGATCTTTGTGCCCAAGTCCGGCATCCCAGAGATCTCTGAAGGCCACCACAGGATCGCTGTCGCCATGGACCTCGACATCGACATTCCGGTCCGCTGGTACGGCCCCGGCTACCACGAGGTGACAGGCCGTCGCTGGTCGATGACCCCCGAAGCGTTCAACGCTCTGAACCTCCCAACCCACGCACCCCTCGTCGATGAGGTGACCGACCTCGGCATCTCCATCAATAAGGACCTCGACAGGCTGTATGGGCGAGACGACATGGAGGCCCTGTTCCCCGAAGATGGGTCTCCGGTTCAGGCAATTCCGTTCCCTCGGGCAGGACGCTCCCGGAAGTTCCATGATCGTGAACAGCACCTGGTCGTTGACGCCATCAGGCAGCAAGGCCCAGTCGAGCTGGTCGACCCTCGCATGCTGTCAGCCACACAGCCGAGCGTGACGAGCCCAGGCGTGAGGTACTACATGGACCCGGCCAACCGTGACGGTGGTGCTCTGTTCGCTGATGCAGACAACGCAGGGAACAGGATGCCAGTCATCTACATTCGGGACGGGGAAACAGCGCTGATCCTGTCAGGCCACCACAGGGCCACAGCAGCTCTGCTCCAAGGCAGGCCACTCCGAGCGATCGTGGTCCGAGGCGGTTGGGGGCCGTCGAGATTCTGATGGTTCACCCTTGTCGTACAATGGTGGGAGGAGGCCACATGACTGACACGTCGAGAGCTGTAACCCCGAAGCTGTTCATAGGGAAACCTGGGATGGTCGATTCCACCGAAGCATTCGGTCCATACACGGCATTGGAGATCATCCAACGTGGTGCCACTGCCTGGGTCGCTGACGCTGCCATGGCGATCGAGGTGATGGTTCTCCTCGGACACGACCGCCCTTACGCTGAGTGGTGTACCAACCCGACAGGCCCGATCTCATTCGGGGAATCCGAAGCAACAGGAGGCTGACATGGCCGTACCACAGAACCCCATCATCTTGGAGATCATCAACCGGTGGATGAGAGACGACCCAGCCGGGTTGGAGAACGATGCCCCAGAGTTCTGGGCTGAACTGCGGGTCGAGCACAACAGGTTCCGTCGCGCTCACGGACTGGGACGGGTACCTGACGATGACTGAAGACCTGACACATTTCTGGAAGCTGTCCGAACCGCAGTCGATCCCACAGATCACCTACGACGAAGCGTCCGAGATCTTCCAGACCCGGCTCGGCGGCGGAGGTGAGATCATTGACGGCCGCTACTCCGGTGCCATGTACTTCGATGTGGTCGAAGCAATGTTCGGGGGGACCGGCGAGAAAGAGAACGCCGAGTTCCAGCTCTTCATGGACGCAGCCGACAACTATGAGGGCATCATGCGCGACGAGTTCAGGATCGACCAGTCTGTGTCCTCGATCGAGATCAGACGACTAGAAGACGAGCAAGCCAATGCCTGACAAACCTCATAACAGGATCTTCACGAAGGGCTCCAACCTGGAGACCGACGAGCAGATCGACGACTTCGTTGCTGTGCTCGCTGAGCAGTTCTCTGATTCGATGGGAAAGCCGCCTGGCCCTGCCCCTGTCCAAGGCGGCGAACGTCCGGTGCCTGTGCTGCACAAGGTCCCGAAGGGGAAGCGTGTCCCTCGGACTCCTCTTCAGGAGGCGAAAGCGAAGCGGGAGGCGTCGGCTCGTGTGAGTGCGAAGCTGATCTTGGCTGCGATGAAAGAGGACCGGTTGAAGGCTCAGCAAAACAATTCTCAGGTTTCTTCTACCTGACGTTGGTTTCGTACCACTCACTGTGTACGGTTATCTACATGGAACCCACCACACACATCAACAGCGCAGGCCAAACCTGGACCCAGTGGAGAGAAGCCCTCGACTTCTCGAACCTCCCCGACCCAGACGTGACCTATGTCGGCAACGAGACTGATCGCAGCGGATACTACGGTTACCTGGAGAATGCCTTCGAGCAAGACTCCTTCTTCTGGGCTGGCGAATGGGACGCAGCCCAGCTTCACGATGGATGCCTAAGCCACATCGACTCTGGAGACCACCGATGAACAACACACCAACACCAGACATCTACCGGGCGGAAGAAGACCTCGCCGAAATTGCCCGCCAGTCCAAGCTTGCCCGCCGCCGCGATCAGTACGCAGCAAAGCGGAATGCCAAGGTCAAGACCCTCCTCAACGAAATGATCGTCAAGGCTAAGGCTCGTGAGGCCCAGCAGGCGGAACGTGAAGCCCGGTGGGAGCGCTTCGAGGTGGAGGAGGGATGCGCCGATGATCACCTCCTACGATGAAGCCAAAGCCCGACCCGCCGACGTCGCCCGCATGGCCCAGGCCGAGGACATCCTCGTGCTCACCCACGCCAGGCCCGGCGAACGGGTGAACCTGTCATCGAGGATTCGCCGAGCCGGGAATCGGACCGGGAACCGGGTATCGATCCTGAAGACCCGAGACGGGAACCTCACGATCAGGAGGTCCCTCCGCTGAGCGTGGGGCAGCCGCATCGTATGGTGCAGGCATGCAGAAGCTCCTGGTTATTGTCCCCTGTCGAGCAGGCTCGCTCGGGGTCCACAGAAAGAACGTGCGATCAGTGGCCGGTGTGCCCCTGATCGCATGGGCTATTGAGAAGCTCCTAGTGGTCGCTGAGGCCGTCGAAGAACTCGACGTGGAGATCTCGATCCTGGTCGTCACCAACGACCCTGAGGTCGCCGCTAGAACCCAGCTCTGGTCTCAGACCGGCGCACCGATCGCTGTCCTCGAACGGCCCCTCTCCCAGGCGATGGCGAACCAGACCCTCGACGAACTCGTGCGATGGGTCATGGAACAAGGCCGAGACGACTACTGGGACATGGTCGCTGTCCACCAGGTCACCTCGCCGACGCTCCGGGCGCAGACGATCACCGACATGATCCAATGGTTCGTTGAGAACGACCACATCGATTCGGCGATGACGATGGTCGCTGATACATCACACACCTGGACCGAGGACGGACCTCACCCGATGCGCCGTGTGAACCGGCAGTTCCTCTACGAGTCCGAACTTCGGTTCCGGGAGTCCGGCGGTTTACAAATATGTCGGGACTGGCCTCACCAGGACGGCTACTACGGTGACGCTGTCTGGATGATCGGCGATGCACATGACCCGTACGTGATCCCCAACGAAGAAGGCCTCGATATCGATACCCCAGCCGACATGGCTGCCGCTGAGCTAGTCCTGGAACGCTCCTCGATAGCGATCGTCTGTGCCGGTGACCACGACATGGGCTCAGGGCACGTACGCCGAGGAGCCGAGATCGCCTCGGCTCTGTCACCGTTCGCTGAGGTCGATGTGTACTTCTGGGACACACCACCTGATATGCGTAAACTCGTTCCGGGGATATGGCGGCACGGGAACCTGACCGCCGAGGAACTCTCGATGCTGTGGGCCAACTTCGACACTGTCGTCCTCGACACCCTCGACACGACAGACACTCGGGACATCACAGCGAAATGGCCTCGTAAGACTGTCCGGCTGGAATCCCTGATGGTCGATGCGAACACCCAACCAATCAACGGCCTGTACACGTTCCCGATCGGGACATCAGGCCCACTGTGGATCGATGTGCGCGACGAGTTCAAGTACCTGCCGCCCTATCCGATCAGAGAGAAGCTGGGACGCATCCTGGTGCTGTTCGGAGGGACCGACGCAGCGAACATGACTCCCGGTGTTTGCAACGCTCTCATGGCTGCTAAGACGCTCAACGATGTTTCGGTTGTGGCAGTCATCGGGCCGGGCTCAGACGTGAAACGCTCCGAGCTGCACCCCCGTGTCGAAGTCTTGGAGGACCCGTCGATCAGCTACGAGATGTGGAACAGTGATGTGGTGATCACCGGTCGAGGCCGAACCGCATACGAAGCTGCACATGTGGGTGTGCCGACGGTCTCGATCCCGGTGAACATCCGAGAAGCGAACGAGAACCAGGCACCGCCAGGGGCGCTCACCGAGACCCGGTCGCTGACATACATGGACTGTGTTGCCAAGCTCATCCCGGTATCGGCTCGGCTTGAGGCGTCGACACTCCTCCAAGAGGGTGTTGACGGTCACGGTTTGGATCGGATACGTGATGAGATATTGAAGACGGCTAAGGAACAGCGTCGCCGTCGTCCGCCAGTCGAGTTCGAGGTGACATGATGGTGTCATACAGACGCTCACCATCATGGTGCGCCGACTTGTACTTGATCCCCGGACCGAAGCCCGTGGACTCGCTCAGTCAATGGATCAATTCCCGTGGATGACGACGACGAATACCACATCGAGAATCTGCCGTGCATCGATAGCCGTGACATGATGCGCTGCCTAGAGCATCGACGCCGTCGAGGCGAAGGACCGCGGATCTCACTGGCTGAGCATCAGCACCACCGGACAGGAATGAGGGACCGAATGCACGGTGACATAAAGGCAGCACCATGAACTGGGACACATGGGTCGGACCGAAGGTCGTCGCCGAGGCAGGCCAATGTTTCGGAGAGGACCTGGACCTGGCGAAGGTCATGGCCGACGAAGCCAAAGAAGCCGGATGCTGGGGCTTCAAGATTCAGATGCTGACACCGGAGCTGATTGCTTCTCCGGCAGCGGAGAAGTATTGGGAGCACGGCGATGGTCGCAGCCAGCAGCAGGTGTTCGCCGACAACGGGTCTCTGACGCCTATCCAGATCATTGGGTTACGCAACCACTGCGAAGACATCGGCATCAAGTTCCTGATCACTCCGTTCGACGTGGGTGCTGTCCTGTTCTGTCAGGCTGTCCGGGTTGATGCCATCAAGATCGCATCAGGTGACATCACCAACGAGCAACTGTTGATAGCGGCACGCCGGACGACCCTGCCGATTGTTCTCTCCACCGGCGGGGCCACAGCCACAGACATCGTGTGGGCAAGCGAGGTCCTTGGGTTGCGCCCATGCGACACCGTGCTGGCCTGCTCACTCCAGTATCCGACACAACCGGAGAAGGCGTATTTCAATCGGATGGACTGGCTAGAGACGCTACTCCCCGACGGTGTCGACATCGGCTACTCCGACCACACCCTCGGGACCTGGTCGGCTGGACCGCTCGCCGCTCTCGACGCTGCGATGATTGAGAAGCACGTCATCCCGACCCGATCCTTCCCTTCGGATTACAAACCGAACCCTGACTGGGAGAACCCGGATTACGAGATCGGACTTGACTCGGACAGTCTTGGATGGTTCGTCGAGGCCTCGTCCCGAGCCTGGCAGGCGTCCCACGGCCACAGGCCCGAACGGCCACACGAAGGTGAGAAGGCTGCGATCAAGGGGGCACGTCGCTGTCTGTACTGGACAGAAAACGTCAACGCCATAGGCGGCATCACCATCAAGTCAGACTGGCTTGTCGCCCTGAGACCAGGCCCAGACCCAGCCTCAGGTGTCGGCGCTGAACACTTCACCAAGCTGGTAGGGCAACGTCTACGCCGAGACGCAAAGAAAGGTGCGCTTGTCGAGGAAGCGGACTATTGGGGATGAGCGATCTCACAGTGTTGGGCGTCGACCCTGGGGGCAAGTGGACCGGTATGGTCCTCCGAGCCCACACAGGTGACGTGATCGTCAACGTGCTCGGTATCAGAGACGACGACGAACCCATCCACGAGTACGGGGCAGCGATGCGGGAAACATTGTTCGAGTTGGGTGACGGTCACCAGATCGATGCGATCGCTTTGGAAGGCCTGACCGAACCGAACCCGCACATGGGGATGATCAACGTGGGGGGGCTCCTCGACACGGCTGTGGTCTATGGCGCTATCGGCGCCTGGCCCTGGCCTGTCCCTGTGTACATCGTTGAACCAGGGGGGCACGGCTCAGCGCCTCTGGCTGCGTACCCAGGTGAACTGATCGGGGAACGAGAGAAGAAAGGCACGGGTGTGCTGAAGCACTGCCGCTCGGCATGGGATATCGCCGGGGTGGGTTGTGTCATGCACCGAGCTGCCGGGTAGATATCCCACATCAGGCTGAGAGACATGTACTCTCTGCATCAAGTCCTATCGAGCCCCTCTGAGAGCCTTGGATCGAATCAATCGATCGAAGGTTCCCGTGAACAAGCCTGTGCAGCTCGGAGGCAGCTACCAAGTAGCGAAGGCCTCTGTCCCCGACCAGAACATCTTCGGATGGTTCTCAGTTGGTGCGCTCGCTGACGGCGAAGCCATAATCGACGCTGACGGCGACATCATCCCAGTCGAGGAACTCGCCAAGGCCGCACACGAGTTCACGAAAGCTGCCCGAGGTTCCGGTGAGGAACACGACGGTGGCGTCGCTGACGGTGAGCTGATCACATCCATCACGTTCTCTGACGACATCCTCGATGCGATGTCTGTCGACCCTGTGACAGGCGATGTGATCAAGCCTCTCCGCAAGGCACTCCACGAGCACATGCCGAGAGGCTGGTTCGGTGGATTCCATATTCCTGATGCTGAAGCGTTCGAGCGTTCCCGGACTGAGAAGACCGAGTTCAGTATCGAGGGCACAGCTAACTCAGCGGAGGTCGTCTGATGCCCCGAATCTTGAGGGATCTCACTATCACCAACGTCGACCGCACCTGGAAGGGCAAGAACCCAGGCGCTGTCATCACGATGTTCAAAGCCATACCGGCGATTCTCGACAAGGAGACCACCATGTTTGTACTCGAAGACGCCGACGAGGCGACCCAGGAAGCGTTCGCTGAACTCCAAGCCAAGATCGATGAGGCCACTACGGCTGAGCCGACTGAGGAAGCTATCGCTGCTGCTGTCGCTAAGGCCATTGGGGAGATGAGCCCTGCCGAGGTTGTCGACGCTGCCGATGGTGTCATCGAGGCACCTGAGGAAGAAGAGTCAGTGGAGGACCTGATGAAGGGTCTCCCACCGGAACTTCAAGAGCAGCTCGCTAAGGGCGTCAAGGCATCCGAAGAGGTCGCTCTCCTCAAGGCCGAGAAACGCCAAGAGAAGTTCGTTGCTGTCGCCAAGGCCGATATGTCAGGGCTCACCGAAACTTCAGACGACATCGGCAAGGTTCTCGCCATTGTCGCTGACGCTACGGCTGATGACTCTGACGAGTCGAAGCTCGTCGAGCGGGTCCTCAAGGCTGCAGGCGCTCAGGCTGACAAGGCCCTGGAGACCCTCGGCGCTGAGGCCGGGGCTACCGGCTCTGCGTCTGTCGATGGGGCTGAGGCTGCGCTCATGGCACAGGCCGAGAAGATCGGCTTGGAGAAGGGCATCTCGAAGTATGTCGCTCTGCTCGAACTGTCCGATTCCAATTCTGAGTTGGTCCAAAAGGCCCACGACGAGTCCTGATTCAACTATCGGCAAGACAGGGTTTACCTGATCGGTCGAGGAGGAAACTGAAATGGCTTTCGAACACAAGATGGGGCAAGACGCTTGGAGCTTCGATGCGACTACTGGTCTACGCCGGTACCGCTTCGTGTCAATCAACTCCACCGGCAAGCTGGCTTACGCCACCGCTGCCAGTCACATCGACGGCGTGACGATGGAGTCTTCGACTGGGTCGACTACGCCTCGTGCGTTGCCGATCTACCCGATGGGTTCCATAGCGATGGTCGAGGCTGAGGCGTCCACCCAGGCGCTTAGCAACATGGTGGCCGTATCGACTGCTGGTCGATGTGCTGTCACGACTGCTGGTGCCTACACCGTCGGCAAGATCGTCGGCGGTTCGTCCGGCGCAGCCAACCGAGTTCTCTCCGTGAGGCTCGACAACATCGGAACCACCTGATCCAACCCGGCCCACGGGTCGCATGACACCAAGATAGGAAGGCACAAATGCCATCTCCACAAGCGAGCGAGGTCCATGTCAGTTCATTACTGACTGGCTTCTCCGTGGGCTACCTCCAGTCCCTGACGGCCTATGTGGCCGACCAGGTGTTCCCGAGGATGCCTGTTACCAAGCAGTCCGACAAGTACGCCACATTCGCTTTGGCTGACTTCTTCCGAGATTCAATGAGACAGCGTGCCGATGGCACCGAATCAGCCGGTATCGATTACACCGTGTCGACTGATTCGTACCAGACACAGTTGTTCGCTCTCCATATGGACATCGGTCGTCGGGTTCAAGCGAACGCTGACGCAGCTCACAATCCGCTGCAGGACGCCACTCGCATCCTGACTCAGCAAGAGCTGATCAAGCGTGAGCGTGACTGGCACACCACTTTCATGACCAGCACACCGTGGGATACCACAGTGACTGGCGGCACGGACTTCGAGGAGATGGGCTCTGCCTCGTCTGACCCGATCGGGTTCATAGGCGATCAAAAGCTCACCATCCAGACGAACACAGGGTTCGAACCTCGGACTCTTGTCACCACCTCGAAGGGCTGGTTGAAGCTTCGGCTCCACCCGGACATTGTTGGGCGTGTCGACCGGGGCCAGACCTCCGGTGCGGCCGCTCCGACCAAGGCCGACGTGGCTGCACTGTTGGATCTCGACAACATCCACGTTTCGGGTGCGACTTACAACACTGCACAACAGGGCATCGCTGCCAGCATGGCTCGGGTCAACACGAACGACGCTTTGCTCTGCTACGTCGACCCGAATCCGGGTCTGATGTCGCCTACTGCGGGCTTGACGTTCGTGTGGACCGGCGATGTGCAAGGCGCTGAAGGCCGGACCATATCCACGTTGGAGCTACCGACTCAGAAGGCCACCAGGGTCGAGATCGAGTCGGAGTGGGCACACAAGGTTGTGTCCGGTGCGCTCGGCACGTTCATCTCCGGCTTCACGGCTTGAGTTGCGGCACGGTTTAGACTCGGGACATGACTGACACCATTCAGATGTTCCGAGTCGACCGTCCTCTTCGCCTCCGTGGCGTCGATTATGAGCCTGGCGACGTTGTCGACCTTGCCCCTATGGGTCTCCCCCAAGGCCGAGCCCAGCAGCTCGTGAACCAGCGTCGAGGTGAGCTGGTTCAGGGTGACGCAGCGGGCGGCACACCGGCTCCTGCGTCGACACCTTCGACACACACAGGCGAAGCAGAAGAAGTCAATGAGCCGCCATCGGTTTTCGATGACGGTATGAGTGAACCAGCAGAGGGTTCTGGCGAGCCTGACCTGGTGTCCATGACGAAACGTCAGCTTCTCGAATGGGCTCAGCTCCGAGGTGTTCCGGCTGCGAAGTCGCAGACCAAGGACGAGATCATCGGGGCGATCGTTTCCGCTTCCAGTCTCTGAGATAGAGGGTTATGCCATGTCTAATGCCAAGCGTCAGAAGCCAGTGTTCCACAGGTTTGGGACAGTCGATTTTGTGGAGACCGGTTCGACCGGTACCAACCTGGTTGGCTACGGCACGTCCGTATGTGCCGCCGGGATCTTCACTCTCGATCCGCCTTCAGCGGCGGGGACACACAAGATGCTGATCTTGACGTCTTCGAACGCTGAGGTTCAGACCGGTTCGTCGGCGACGGTGTTCCTGAACTCGACGTTCAATCGGATCTCGGCTTCGACCGAGCTGAACGACACAGTGTTCGTTCCGCTGATCGGCGGGTCTACCGCTGCCTGGTATGTCGACTCGGCGCTCCAGGTCCAGCTCTCGACCGCTGGCATCCTAAATGCCTACACGATCGCTGCGACCACACACGCCTAACCTGGTGCAGGTGTCAGTTATGGTGCTGCCATGACTGACACCACACCCAAAGCGACCTTCACGAACTCCTCCGGGATCGACTACAACTCCGACGCTTTCAACGTCGAGGATCTCGTCCTCCCGGATGGGGTCGAGATCGAGATCCTCGCTCCGGGTGCGGGTAGGGAGTCCGCGACGATGCCTGAGGCGACTGAACCGGTCGAGCTGCAATGCTCCGAGTGTGACTTCACGACCCTCTCAGAGATGGGGATGAAGCGACACAGGAGCAACCAGCACTCCACGCCTAGCGTCACCGAAGTGGAGATGTTCAATGCGACCCCTCAGCAGCTACGCAAGGACACCCCAGGCGAGCCCGGCACATACCGGCCGCACGACGTCGAGCCCCACAAGATCTCCATCATCGGGTTCACCAACGGACGCCTCGAAGCCGACTGGGGAGACAAGACACCAGGCGTCGAAGTGTGGGGCCTCAACAACCTCCACATGATGGAAGACATCGACTGGGATCGATGCGAACGCTGGTTCGATGTCCACGCCACAGAAACGATCGGTGTCGGTGACAACACCGGACACGTCGACTGGTTGGCGAAACAGACCGAACGTGTGATCTACATGAAGACCCCGAACCCTGAGATCGTCGGGTCGGTCCGGTTCCCTCACGAGTCGATCGTCGCTGCATACGGCGGTGTGCGGTATTGGACGAACTCGATTTCGTGGATGCTCGGCCTCGCCGGGTTGGAGATGCGCGACTCGTTGGACGTGTACGTCAAGTGGCTCCGAGACGCTCAGGTCATCCGTGACAACGGCGACGATCCAACTGAGGTCCTGGGACCACGACCACCTCACCCTGAGATCGGTGTGTTCGGTGTCGACATGGCCCAAGAGACCGAGTATGGGGCTCAGCGTCCGAGCTGTGAGTGGATCATTGGTCTCCTCACAGGCCTCGGTTACAAGATCACTATCGGGAACTCGTCGGACCTGTTGAAGACCGCAGCCTTGTACGGCATCGAGGACGACGGTCCGATGCAACAGATGTTGAAGCTCCGCCAGGTCGAAGCCAGGAAAGAGATCGACTCGTTGGCTGTGCAGCGTTCCCAGATCGTCAACCAGCTCGGGCAGCTCGACGGTCGGGTCGCATATCTGAACGGCAACTTCGCTGAGCAGGAGTACTGGCTGAACCGTTGGTCGATGCCTGGGATCGATCGCAAGACAGCATCGCTGTCATCGCAGGACGCTGTCCCCGAGCCAACGTCGTGAGAGCCAACGCCATGAACACACGGGACGAACAGATATGGGAGGCACGCCAAAGCGGTCTGACATACAAGACGGTCGGTGCCCAGTTCGGATTGTCTTCGCCTCGATGCCAGACGATCGTGTTCGAGGTCCAGAAACGGCATCGATCGGCAGACCGTTGGGTCGTCGACCACGGCGGGAAGCCACCGGAGCGGACACCAACCTGGGTACGGCCCACGTTCAAGGTAAGGAACCAGGAAGTGTGGGAGGCACGCCAGGAGGGTCTGACCTTCAGGGCGCTCGCCGCCCGGTTCGGTTTGAGCCCCGCACGGTGTGTACAGATAGTGGCGAAGATCGACGGAGACAGGCGAGCCGATGAGTAGAGCGTTTGACCGTGCGGCAGAGTTCCTCGACCAGGTCGTTGAGTTGCTCGACAATCCCACACAGGAATCCGTTGAGGACGAGTTCACTAGGGTGTCAACGAGCGGTGAATGCTGGCGATGTTTGCGTGACTGCGACGACCTTGGGGTCTCTGAGCTGTGCCACGAGTGCCGCCGCTGGCTAGTTGAGGGGCGAGTCGCCGAGCCCAGAGCGGGCTTGAGCGTCCTACCAGAAGGGCACCACTGGTTGGAGATAACAACGTTCGGGGACAACACCTCCCAGTTCTTGCCGGTCCCCGACAGGTTGTTGGAGCAGCTACCCGGCTGGCCTTACTTCGCCAACGGCACATCAAGATCGCCGTTCTACATGCCCACAACCGGGGACTGACTCTGGCACACTGGACGAATGGCACGCACAGCGATCAACTACAACGGTGGACCGGTCCAGTCTTTGCGGGCGACTACGTCCACTGGGGCTGGTACAGCGTTCGTTCTCAACGGCGGCTACTCGAACTTCACGGCCTATTGCATGCCGACGACTGCCGGAACTGGCACAGCGTCAGCTCAGATACAGGGCTCTCTCGACGGCAATGTGTGGGTTGCCCTGTCGGCTGCGACGACGTTCTCGACTGCCGGACGGTTCTTCAATTCGACTGCCGGTTTCACCGTCGGACATGCCCGCCTTCTTGAGACTGCTGAAGGGTCAACTGACACTGTCGTCAATGCTTGGCTGACCGCTCGACCATAAGGATCATCATGGCTTGGACTTATGCAGGCGATCCGGCGGCGTCTAATCTGGCGACTGTCCGTTTCCTCATCGGTGATACTGACACCACAGACCAGCTCCTGAATGACGCTGAGATCAACTACCTGATCTCGGTCGCTGGCGGGAACTACGAGGCCGGTGCTAGAGCAATCGATCAGATCATCGCTTCGGGTCGCCTGGTCGACAAGACCGTCGGCGACATTTCGATCTCAGGGTCTGCACGGGCGTTGGATCTGCGTCAGGTTCAACGCTCGCTGCGATACTCCGGGTCGCTGTCAGCGCTGCCGTACGCAGGTGGGATCTCCGTCGCTGACATGGAGTCTCAGAGACGAGACTCCGACATTCCTACACCGGCGTTCACCAAGGGCCAGTTCGACCATCCGAATGTCAATCTTCCTGGGACAGGACGCTTCGAGACATCGACGTCGACATGAGTGCCGCTCTCGACGCCTCGCTGAAGGGGCTGATGAAGCAGACGTTGACGGTTGCCACGCCGACGACCTCGACGTCGCTGTCGCTGTACGGCGTCAAAGAGTTCTCGACGGGCGCCTCGACCTATTCGTGTAGGTACACGGCCAAGAACGGTTCCGTGCGACTTGACTTCGATCAGTCGTTGTCGTACACCGGGATTGTTTGGGTGGCGTCTACGGGGCTAACAGTCCAGGACAAGGTCACTCTGCCTAACGGCTCGAACCATGCGCCTGTTGTGAGGGTCGACACGTTGGCCGACGAGTACGGCAACACCCATCATCAAGTGCTGTATATGGGCAAGTGATGGCTGACAACCGGCAGAGTTCTCGGCGGGCTTCTCGATCGAACCGAGGGAAGTCCACCGGGAAACGTAAAGGGAACCGGGGGCGTGGCGCTGATAACCGTGGGAGGAACCGTCGCTGATGGCTCCAAGACACGGCAGATCCAGGAACCCGATACGCAGCAACAGCAACAAAGCCCAGACACGACGGAAGAAGAAACGTCGCAAGGCCAGGAAGAGAGCCAAGAAGACCTACGGAGATCTGCGATGGGGTGTCTCGATGACCATGGTCGGCGACGAGGAGATCATGGAGAACCTCGAAATACTCGCCGAGGAAGCACCCGAGATGCTCGCTGCAGCGCTGTGGATCGAAGCGAACGAGATCATCAACGAAGCAATCATGGAGGTCCCCGTCGACACCGGGGTCTTGCGTGCATCAGCCAACGTCGGAGAACCGGTCATCAACGGGCAAGGCATCTCGCTGGCTCTCGGGTTCGGTGGCGCTGCGTCCGCTTACGCTCAGGTCCAACACGACAACCTCTCCTACCGGCACACCGTCGGTAACGCCCTGTACCTGTCTGGCCCGTTCGACCGGCACATGGCTGGCCCGTTCACATCTCACCTCTCAGCGACAATCGTGGGATGGTTGGAGGATGAGTGAATGGATCGAGGTGCGCTGCATCTCCGCTGATTGTGGGGGTCGCTGGGTTTCCGGCGAGTGGGTCCCTGGCCGACCGAAGATCCTCCTCAAGTACCATCGGGGAGACGCAAGCAGCGAGAACAAGATACACGCCGAGACTCGGTGCTTACGATGCGGCCAACTCAACGAGATCGTAATGAAGGAGGGGACCAACAATGTCGACTGGGCTGATTGAAGACCTGGCGCTCTACCTGGACACCAATTCGACGAAGGTCACACGGGGCTCGAACCTGTTCGTGATGCAGATGCCTGCCGAGGCTGCGAACCCTTCGACGTCTCTGCCGCTCGTGGCGCTCGTCCCGATCGTCGGGTTCCCGGCAGTCAACCGGTTTGTGCCTAACGGTGGAGGTCCTGCGTTCAGCCGACCTCAAGTCGGTGTGATGGTCCGCTCGACTGCCGGGGCTGGTGCCGATCCGATCCCGACGGCAGCGTCAGCGCTCGCTCATACCGTCCACGATTTGTTGGTCCAGTATCCGCCGAACTCGACGGTGTCCGGTGGGGTGCATGGGATGATCCACTCGATCGATGCGTGGTCGCCGCCGTATCTCGAAGACCGGGATGCGCTGAACCGTTACGAGTTCTCTTTCAGACTGAATATCTGGGACAGTGCCTGATCTCTACGGGACGTCCACGTCTCCTCCTCAGGCGCCGCCTCAGCTCACGTTGGAGCCTCTGCTGTGTCAGCACCCACCGTGTGGGGCTCTGCTCGCTGAGTTGGTGACTGCTCCGTTCCGTTTGCGTTGTCGGAAGTGTAAGAAAACCACGGCGTCTGGAAGATTCTTTTCCACCTGAGGTTGGTTTCGTACCACTCACATGATACGGTTATGTCCATGCCCAGCACCACGCTCACTCTCACCGAGATCACCACTCGCACAGGTCGCACCTATTGGATCAACGCCGAAGGGATCGCCATCCTCGAAGATGCCGATGATCTCGCATACTTCGAGGTATGCGACGAAGCCGAGCACGCAGCAGCCGCTGCCGCCGAATGGGGTTCCAGCTACGTCTGCGGCGGTGGTCGCCCAGAAGACGCCATGCTGGCCTACCGCCAATATCACATGACCGACGAAGATCTGGTAGGAGCGACACGATGACCGCTCAGAGCCTCCTCGGACAAGCCACACGGGACCGCATCCGCCTCGACATCGTCATGGACGAATGCTCAGTCTGCGGCGGGAGCATGGGCAACGGCGCCCTCTGGCCGAACCACATTCACGACGACCAGGACGCCTGGGTCGATACCCAGAACGCACTCGACGATCTCGACGAACATCGGAGCACCACATCATGAAAGAGTTCACCCTCAGCATCGACATGGGCAACGCAGCAATGTCCGAAGCGGGACACGCCGCCGACATACTGCGAGACATAGCCAACACCATCGAGACCTACCCCGACAACTACGACGTCGACAGCACCCAATCCATCATCGACGTCAACGGGAACCGGGTTGGTTCATGGAAGTTCACGCCATGAGATACCGCATCAACTACGTCATGAACGGCAGGCAGCAAGACGTCTCCGTCGACTACCAGGACCACCTCAGAGAAGCCATCATCATAGGGAGAGCCGAGGCCATCAAGATGGTCGAGGTCAGCCAGAAGCCGGACCCTCGGGTTGTCGTCTCCGTCGACTATTTAAGCGGCGGCTGGAAGCAGTTGTGGGCTCGGACCGTCGAGACATCCAAGGGACGCACAATCGTCTCCGGCTACTACGCCACTGCACGGGGCATCGAGACCTGGGACAACTGGGCCACGCAGAAAGTCCTCGGCTTGCAGGACCAGATCAAGGACATCAACATGGTGGCCGAACAGTTCCGAGACGTCATCAAGGAGTCGGGGATATGAGCGAACCAGGACTGCACCATCGAGGTGATGCCGCTGTCCCTGAATACACCCGTCCGACGGGTGTCGATTGGGAGCGGGTGTTGCCGTGGTTGTGGGGGACTCTGCTCGTGGCGATCATCGTCATCGTGGGCAACCTCGAATACGATGCCTGCATCCAAGCCCAGGGGGCCTGCTCGTGACTCTGTAGGGGGATAGTCACATGCGCGTTCTCATCACTGGCGGTACGGGCTACATCGGGAGCCATATAGCTGTCGACCTGATCGATGCCGGGCACGACGTCGAGCTGCTCGACAATCTCGATAACAGTTCGGCGGTTGTCGTCGATCGAATCGAGACCATCACTGGCTCTCGCCCCACCTTCCACAATGTGGACCTGTGCGATGCCGCTGCTACGGACTTCGTATTCGCATGCGCCGTTGACTCCAAGGCTCCACTCGACGCGGTAATCCATTGCGCTGGTCTCAAAGCCGTCGGCGAGTCAGTCGAGAAACCAATGGAGTACTACCGCAACAATGTCGGAGGGACTCTCAATCTGCTCGAAGCGATGCGCGCTCATGGCACCACGAGGATCGTCTTCAGCTCATCGGCCACGGTGTACGGCGACCCCCAGTTCCTGCCCATCACCGAATCCCACCCGATCCTGGCCACCAACCCCTACGGACGAACCAAGGCCCATATAGAGGACATCCTCGTGGACGTGGCCACCGCCCACGACAACTGGCATGTCGTGCTGTTGCGGTATTTCAACCCGGTCGGCGCCCACCCGAGCGGAACCATCGGCGAAGACCCTCAAGGTACGCCCAACAATCTCGTACCCCGACTGTTCGAGGTCGCCTGCGGCAAGTGGGATTCCATCACGATCTGGGGGCGGGATTGGGATACCCCGGACGGCACCGGGGTCCGCGATTACATCCACGTCACCGACCTCGCCTCGGGCCATCGTGCCGCGATCGAATCCCTCGACGACCTGCCCGCAGTGACGACGGTGAACCTCGGGACCGGCCGTGGATACTCCGTGATGGAAGTGGTCGAGGCAGTGCGTCACGCTTCGGGGCACCCAGTTCCCACGAGTGATCGCGAGCGGCGACCTGGCGACGTGGCATCTAGCGTCGCCGATCCGGCTCTCGCCTTCGAGCTTTTGGGTTGGAAGGCTGATCGGGATCTTGTCGAGATGTGCACAGATTCCTGGCGCTGGCGCAGCCAGAACCCAGATGGGTACCGGTGAGGGGATGGAAGTCTCTGGAGATTTCTTTCCTCTGACGTT